ACGTCACACTCTTCCTTTGCACCTGCTAGATCCAACGTTGCCTTGAACTTACGGCGGTCGCCCGCTTCAAGGTCATCGTAGTCGATTATTCCTGCGTCACGCAAGAAGTCACGTACAGATTTGTTACAGTCGCAGATGCTTTTTTCGATCATGGTCTTCGTTATTTTTATTTTCATAGTATTAGGTTAGGTGTTGGGTTATTCTATGCCTAAGTAGACAGTCCGTTCCGCTTTGGGGTTACGGCAATGAGGACAAGGCTTTAAGGCGTGGTCGACTTCGAGGTAGACCTGCATACATTCCAAGCATTCGACAAGCTCAAGTTGTCCCGCCTTATCGCAAGCGTTAACGATACTACGATGCAATGTAAGTAAGTCTTCGTCGTTGTCGCCGTCTTGTTGGTTGTTGATTTCGTTTCGTAGTAAGTATTTAATCTCGAAGATTTGTTGTGCGTTAAGTTCTACGTTCCAATGTTTTTCTTGTTCGTTATTCATATTAGGTTAGGTGTTGGGTTGGGTTAAGCGTTTGACGCGTTCAAGGTGTTCTTTAGACGCCGTCAATAGCCATTCATAATGGTAAAGCCACGTACCATCCTTAAAGACGACGATAAGCTCGCCCTTGGGCGTCCGTTCAATCTTCGGGTGAATGGTAGCAGGTCGTTTCTTATGTAAGCCTGTTTTGAATGTCATAATGTTCAATTAGTTTATTATAGTTTTTTAAGGCGGGTTCATAATCGTAATACAGGTAACCTTCGACGTACTCACCCTTGCGTTCTCCCGTTTCGATGCGGACGTCTACCGCCCATGTGCTATAGTCTACGGGTACTAAACGAACCTCTCGGTCGCCTATAACGCCGCTGTATTTTTCCATTTGCGTATCGTTTTCGTTCATTTCCATTCATGCTCGGCCTTGGCCTTGGCGTTTTGATCGTCCACAAGCTTTGCAAGTCGCATCAATTCGTCGGCGATTATTTTGTGTGAATCGGAGGAGGCTTTCGGGTTAGTAAGAACGGCAACCATGGTCGGCATAATCGCTCGCCAAGTTGGTGTGATGTCGATGGTTCTTGTTTTGTTTTCGTTCATATCGTTTTGTTTTTATTGGTTGTTTAAGAGCACATACAAAAGCGTAATGGCTATGCACGTCCACAGTGTCAAGACTGTTAATGGTTCCATTTAGCGGTCGCCTTTTTCGTAATACAAAAAGCCAAAGCCAAGTAAGAAGATCATGACCCACATAAAGATTGTTAAAATGTCCATTGTTATTGTCGTTGTGTTACACGTATTGCATTAAGTCTTTTCCGAATACGTCTTGTTTCAATTGGTCGCGATTAAACTCGCCAAAACCCTCTTCAAACCATACGTAATTAGGCAAATCCAAGTTATTAAACCACGCTTGCAACGCGTCAGTATGAAAAGACATTGGATGGTAACCAAAGAGACTGCCTTGCGCTGCACTTATCATTTCTTCAATAGTGCCTAGCGTTTTGCTCGCTCCAGTATCGTCAGTCTTCATGCGTGAACGTACGTTTTTAAGGGTATCTGCGTAGGTTGGCATGTCTGACGGAATAGCCCACAGGTCGTCGTCTTGATACAAGACGAATCCGTCTACGTGCGTAGCGTTTTGCTCAACCATCCACCACGCTTCCCAATACCATTCGTCGTCAGGTCCGTTCTTTATTGATTCAATGCTATCCGCGTCAACGTTCTTAAGGTTCCAATCGCTCGCGTATTCATCGATGAAACGTTGTGGTATATAAATGCCTGAAGAGCCGTTGATTAAAAGTATAGGTGTTTTGTCCATAATGATTGTTTATTCGTCGGTTATTGGTTACACCACACTGTAAAACACGATCAATCGCAAGGCACTGTCGTCGGATAGCATGAAGGCGTAGCGTTCGCCGTCGTCAAGTTGATAATGGTAGTTTTCAAAACGTCCGTCTTGAGCTTTTAAAGATTCCGACGTGTGAACGTATTCGTAAGATAAGGTTTTCATAATAATGTTCGTTGGTTGCTTGGTTTATTGACCGATGAGCACCACGACAGCCGCCCAAAGGACGGTTGCCGTGATGCCGATAAATATGGCGTTGAGACGTTCTCTTTTTGTCGGTTTGTTTGTGTTCATAGTATTCGTTCGTTTGGTGTTGGATTAGTTAAGGCGGAAAAGCAAGACGTCGGTACCCTCGATTTCGACCATTTCGCCGTCATAAGGGCTCAAGAAATGTCCGAGGCCATCGGCGCTTATGGCGTCACTTACGAACGCGTCAACGTCGTCAATGAGCTTGAGCAAGGCGTCGTTGCAGGATTCGCACGTGTCGCCTCGTAAACGCTCGATATCGTCGGCGTCAAGGGCGTTAATGTGTGACGCGAGGAAATCGGCGTTAAAAGCCCAAACAGTTTGTTCGATGTATTCCTTGCAGGCTTCCTCCGCTTGATCATAATCGCAAGCGATGGCGTATTCGGTTCCGTCTATTTCGTACGTTTTAAGGCCGTAGTGGTCGCAGAGAGGGCGTGAGTCGTCGAGTAAGGTTGTTATTAATTCGTTTGTAGTTATCATATTATTCGTTTTGTTGTGTTGTTGTATTGATTAGCAAATGGCTGCGGAACGGCCGACTTTGACGGCGTCAAGATCTTCGTTGTATTTGACGAGCACGGCAGAAAAGAAAGATTCATTCATATATCCGTCCCAACCGTAAAGGCTGTGCTCCTGTCTGACGCGTAGAAAGCCGTTGACGTCATAAACCCAACCACGATAACGAAAAAAGGTCGATTCCTGAACTTCGTCATAGGCGTCGTGGTGTTCGGCCTGTTCGGCCTCAGTAAGCTCATGCCAATAAATTAAATGACGGTAATGATGGTTTGTTTTGATTTTCACGTTATGCGTTGATTACCAGTCGGGCAATGAATCCGTGCTTTTTTTTAATGACTTCTGTATGGTATCCAAGCTTTGGGTTTCTCCATTGAGCAGCTGTTTCTTGGGCTTTTTCTTTGGTGGTGATGCTTCCTATTGTTGAATCAAATCTATTCATGATTATTCTCCTTGTTCGTGTGATTAGTGGTTTTTGAATGCTTTTCTAAAGTTACATTACAGGTATGAATTTAACAGGGTCACTGTATCGCTCCCCATTAATTTTCACTTTGTACTCGCGCCCTTCACACTCAACTAAATCTCCTGCCTCGATGCGTTGTGCTTCCTCCCACTCTTTGTGCTTTGCGTCAAGTTCTTCGGCTTTACCTTCGTAATCTGAGGTAATGATTGAGCAATGCTTAAAGCAAGCGAGCAAATCATGGTCAAACTTAATAGCCCGTGCTTCGGCTTCTTCAGGGCAATCACCATGCTTGAGTGCGTATCCACGAGGAGTAACTAGCTCAATCTTGTTTTGGTATTTGAAAGATGGGATTACAATTTGTTGTGCGTGAGAAAGATGTATAAGTTTTGCGTTTTTCATAGTTCGTAAGGTTCGTGTGGTTCGTGTGGACTGTGTAATTTGGTTGGAATTAAATGTGATGGTTGGCGAGGATGGGAAAAAACCAAAAACTGTCAAACACCAAAAAACGAAAAACGACGGAAGACCGCTTGGTTACTAGAGAAGATTTTTTTCGATGAGTTGAACGTTTTAACTAGGTAAAGCGAATTGAAGCAAATTTGAGAGCCGTTTGAAGACCGTTTGAAGACGTCGATTGAAGACCGTTTGAAGGCATCAATTGAAGACCGTTTGAAGACGTCAATTGAAGACCGTTTGAAGACGTCAATTGAAGACCGTTTGAAGACGTCAATTGAAGACCGTTTGAAGACGTCAATTGAAGACCGTTTGAAGACGTTGCAAAAAACGACCTAACAGTCAAAAACAGGTAAATCATTTGACCGAGTTTTGGCGTACAGGGATGTCTCAACATTGTCTCAACAAGGTCGGCGTACAGGGATTTTCCAAGGTCAAGGCGTTCTTTTATCCTTTGCGCTTGGCTAGTTCTAGCGGTCTTGGAATTGATACCGTGCCGTGGCCGTGCCAAACCGTCGATTGAGTCCTCGCGCATTACCTGACCCGTGTCATAAAAACGCGCGGGCACACGGGGGTAACTAACGCGCGCGTATATAGCGTTAAGGACTTCAGATTTTTGCGTCTAAACTATCTGGGACGCGTCTACAACGACCCTTTAATCGGTCGTCTTTAATCGTAGTTCATCGACGTAGTTTTGAACGTTGCTCATATCGTGTTCCAGATACTTTAGTCGTAAGTTTTGTTCTGCATCGGCAGGGAGCGCACCTAGTTCGCCTCTGGGCCATTTAACACGGAACTCGCTGTTTGCTTCTACTTCGTGTCTTATGCGCATATTGTCGATTTCCAGAGCCGTTATTCGATTAACGATTACACTGTACGTCCAAACAATCGTACCGATCCCTAGTATTAGTTTTATAGCGAACGCCAGATTGGCTTTGACTTGTGTATTTTCAGAAAGGCTCTCGTTCATCATTGTCGTCATCTTCTAGTAGATCGTCATCAGCTTCGAACATAACTTCATCAGTAGGTTCTACTAGGTAATCGAGTTTAACCATCTCTAAGCAACCGATTATAGTAGCGTGGTTAAGGTCAAATTCGGTACGAAACCTGTTAACGACACCTTGTATCTCATATAAAAAAGCGTCTGTTTGTTCGTTGTTATCCATAGGTTTAGGTAATAGTAATAAATTAATGTCTTGACGGATCTGAAAACTGGTTATAATTAGTGTTAACGGCTTAGTTTAAATCGTCGTTTAAAACGGCTTCGTACCCGAACGGATTTTAAAAGCAGATTTTAACAGGGTTCGTTTAAAACGGTAAACGTCCTGACCGTAAGTTGTAACATTATACAGCCCCTCATTCGAACGAGGTTTTTCAAACCAACACCTAACGGTTCGTACCCATGAGTCGCATTATAACGTTGTACGTTTTAATCGTTAGGGTCACTGGTATCACCAAGTAAGGACGTTTGATTGAGCGGTAGTAAACGACGTTTTATAAGCTGCTTGTTTAAAGCGTTCTAGTTCTTCGGTCATCAGGTCTTGCTTTCTTTCGTTGATCTTTAGGTCGGCGTTTACTGCCATTTGCTCGACCCAATATCCTATTGCGATTGCAAGCGCGTCTAAACGGTCGTCTTGAAGAAGAGCACCTTTATCTTTTGTTAATCTACTTAGTTGGTATAAAAGCATATAACGAGCTTGTTGCTCGATAGGGTAACCTTGTGCCGACTGAAAATCACGTCTTATAACGTTAGGATCGACCACTAATTTGTGTGCATTTAAGACAGGTTCTAGGGTGTCTACTATGCGTTTTTCCTTCTGTATATGATGTCTTACTTCGTTGATAGTAACAGGGTAAACATTGTTGATTACAGGCTTAAAAAGCTCGGTAAACATCCCGTCTCCCATATTAGACTCCACAATGATTTCGTTGACTTTGTAACGTTTAGCTAAACCCGCTAGTTCTTTAAGAACGTTCTCTCCGTAACCACCACGAATACCGTTACAAGCGTGAACAAACAGCTGTCCGTTTAGCATTTTTACAACAGCATAAGCTGTTTCATCCTTACCCCGACCACTGGGGTCTATACTCATTACCGAACCTGTGTACGGTATAAGTTCACCAAGTGTATCAAATGGTCTAAAGAATCTATCTCCGTTGAAACCGACGTTTGGTAGATCCGTCCAGACCTTGTCTGGTGCGCTGGCCCAAACGTACTTTTCATTGGCTAGATCGTTATCTAGGTCGTGTACGATTATATCGTTGATCTTCAGTGGGTATCTATCAGCATCGCTTAGACGTGGATTAAGCATGAACTGTAAGGCGTACCCGCTCCTACCGTAGCTTAGTTTACGTTCTTCAAGGTCAACATCTGTAAAGCGTAACGGTTCTGTTGTCTTACCGATGTTGTTGTCGTTAGCAGAATTAGCGATATAAGGCGATATAGCCCCGTCATAGACCTTTTGATCGGTGTCTGTACTAACGTACTCACTAGTCCATATACGTGCGTTATAGCCCCTGTCACGAAGCTTGTTGTATATGGAGTCCTCGCATTGGGGTGTACCGAGAAAGATGATACGTGAGCTGTCTAGGGGCTTTACGATGGCTTCAAACTCTTTGACTTGTTCGTCCAGCTTATCTCGCATCCCTTGGGTAGCTGAGTTGTTAGGTACTTCAATGTCGTCTGCTACGATTATGTCTGCTCGACTACCTGTTAGCTGGGACGTTATACCAAGTGACTTAACCGACGGAGCGTGGGAAGCGGGAGCTAAACCAACGTCAAAGCTGATCTTACTAAACCGTTGACCGTCACGTGGTTTAAGACCTTGTAAGACTGGTATGTCGTTAATGATCTTCAAGGTGAACGTCGAGAAGTCATCTGACCTGCTTTTACTGGCAGACACGACAAGGATGTTCTTGGAAGGGTCTAGTAGCAGTTGATGTACTACGTATGCACTACAAATCCACGATTTACCCACTCCTCGAAAAGCCATGATAACCGATCGTTTTGGGCCGTCTTGTATGTAGTTTGCTATGTCGTATTGAAGATCCGTTGGATCGGGTAACCCCAGATGCTTCCAAACGACGAACAAGAAGTTACGGAAGTCCCGTAGTTCTGTTGGTACGCTCACTTGGTTTGACGTAACGCTTCCTTGTCTTCGTCGCTGTCGTCGAACGGCAGGACTTGAGCGAGGTTACCAAGAGGCGACCCTTGTTCGCTCAGACTGATCACGTCGTTGTCTTTAAGTAGTTGCCTTGCTCCGTTAAGGATTGCAGCGTTCACCTCGATGTCACCGTCTCTCATCTCTTGTATAGATTGCTTATAGGTGTCTGCAAGGAGTACTTGTAGTTCTTCTAGTTGTTCGCGTTTTTTCATAATAAATTGTTCAACACTTCCAACGCCGTAGCGCCAGAGCCTTTCTAGTCGGTCGTCCTTTACTGTCTTTCATTGGGCCTTTAACGGCGCGCATACGCGCACAAACGACCGCTTACGACTGCCTCCTCCTGGTTGTGGAGCTTTAAGGTTAGAGCCAGTAGCACGGTTATACTTACGTCTACCTTTCGCTGTAAGACCGCCTTTCTTGCTTTTCTCGCCGCGACCTATGGATAGTGATACGCCTTTTCGTTTAGCCATGTTATTTCTTAAACCCACGCTTCATCTTGCCATAGGCTTTAGGCGATATGGTTGACTTGCTTTTAGGGCGACTTATGCCGAGTTTCCTGCGGTTGTTAATATTTGCGTATAGTCCTTTTTTCTTTTTCATCGTTTCATCAGCATCTCCATCATGCGATCCAGTTTGGTGTTAATTTC